AAGTAGGGGTCAACTATTCCCTCAGTCAACCCCCTGTGTATAATCTATCGTTAAATTTATTATTACACAATAGTATTTATCAAACTAAAGTGTCCTTGAGATTGTATTTGTCAACAACTTTATCTCTTTTGATATCTTTAGCACTCTTTCTAGAAAACCTATCTGCCAGTGGCGTATTAGGATTCTTGTCTGCAATCTTTTGTAGGGTTTCTTTCATACCACCATCCATTTTCTTGATGATATGGTCGCCCACAAAATTAGGAGCAGTTAATACTGCTTCTATGTTTGGATTACTTTCTAGATACTCTGGTTTCTCTGCAATCTTCATTACCTTATCAAAGACTTCACCTGTATCTTTATTTTTAAATGTGTATGTCGGCATTTTTCTCCTTGTACCATTCTGGTTTTGTTCTGTTCTTCCAAGTGGCAAAACCATTCTTTTCATTTATATAGTAATTCTTATATGCTTCTATAGGATTACCAACTACTTTACAATATTCTGGCATTGCTTGAGGTACTTCTGTCAATCCAATGTCTTTGATATTATCTGGTGCTCTTAATAAATGTAATGATGGTTTAGATGCACCATGTATCTTTCCATATCTATAAGTATATTCTGCAAGACAAGCCACATAAATCCTATACATCAAACGATAATTTGATTTACTTTCACGCACCCACACATTACAAGGATGATTCACATGACTTGCCTTGTACAATATACTTTCTCTATTGTCAGGCAGTTTCCACCTTTTAATTCTATGATTATTCTTTGTTCTATCTTCGTACAATTCACCATCTAACACTCTGTGTGCTGTAGATAGTAATTGTGCATATTCAGTTGCCATCTTAACCACATGTTTATCAACATGCATTTTGATATTCTCTATTGGGTCTTCATGTAGATAAAATATATTCATTCATCAACTCCTTCACTTTTTCTAGATTTTTGTATTGTAACACATTGGCACTCATACTGTCAATAGACCCCTTAATCAGTCCAAAATCAGTCTTTAAGACCTCTTTTAGAGGGTATATGTCCACATGTATCAAAAAGACTGCTGTAGACCCCTCAATGACTGTAACAGTCCTTTCGTGTTCAACTCTAAAGGTTAAATCGTCTAAACTGTCAAAATCTGGTTTCTCATATAGTGGGTGATTACTATACCCATCTAGTGATGATATACCCCAAGTATATCTCTCAAATGATTTTCCACTACACATAGCACTCATAATTCCATCAGATGCACGAAGTAATGCTTCATTATCTGCAATTGGTGAATGTAGTTCTGCCAAAGTCTTACCCATCTTTTCACCAGCATTCCAAGATGATGGAAATGCAACAAAACAAGCTTCAAGTTTACCTTTGTGCATAATAACAACATCATCTTCAATCGCTAATCCTAACTGTTGTATATTATCACAATCAATTAAAACTCTATAATCACTTTTCTGATTAAATAATCCTAGTCTTTGTGCTGTTTTAAATACCAACTGTTCTTCTACAGCGAGTGGTGTTTCAAAGTAAATATTTTTTCCTAGATTATCTAACTCAATTCTTTTTTGTGCTTGAATAAAAATATCTGTATTGTTTGCATTAAATATTGGTCGTTCACAAGGTTTAAAAACAGGTTTCATATCAAAAGGTGTTCTAATTATATGTTCAAACATTCACTTCTCCCAACGATAAAATATATGGTCCTCAATCTCTATTGTTTTTGTTTTTGTTTTGGCCCAAGATGGTCTGACATAATCTGCGTGATAGTGTGTTGCACCATCTGTGATATCTAATAACTCGTGGTCTGGATAATTTTTTATATCATAGATATAATTTACTAGTTCGTAAATACTATTATAAACTTTTATGTTTTTAGGTTTGTCTGATTTACCATCACAATACCAACTGAATTGACATTTATTACGAATAGGGTCGCCACTTGCATATGTTAAACCTTGTTTCACAACTTCACATATAGTGTTTGGAAATCTTTTATCCTCTACACGATTTAATGTAACTTGTGCAACTGCTAACCAACCTGCCTGACCTTGACCTCTTGCTTCAAAATAAATGTTTTCTGTTAAACATTTTTTTTCATCTCCATATACCTCACTTCCTATTACTAACAATAAAATTACTAATAATATTTTTTTCATCACGAAACCTCTTTAATCTCATATACATTATGTCTAGGTATGATTGTAGAATTACCACATTCATCAATCGTTCCATCTTCATTAAAATTAAAATCACTTACTAATCTAACATAATCTTCTTCATCACTTATGAGAAAACCTGTGCTTAAACATCTAGGACATTTACTCTCTAAAACATCTTCTATACTTCTCCAAGCACTATCAGATACAATATCAATCCAAAAAACATGGACAAACTTGTATGGTATTTTTTTGATTTGTTTACTCATAATTAATGGAGCGTATGGATTGTACTGCCCAATCTTCTCTTAGTTGGAAACCAAGTGTAATACTTTTATACCACATACGCAGAACCTCTCATTTAAGGTGCTACCACTAACTCTTTGATGAGGTCTGAGAGAGAGTGAGTTAGCGATAGCGTTATTCTTTCATTAGACCTCATAATCTATTATAATAACAGCTCTATACAACTATTGTCAAGTTTTTTATACTCCAGAAGCACTCCCAGGCGCTTGAGGGTATACAGGTGCTGGTGCTTTCATAAAATCATCACCCCAACCAAATGCTTCTTTTACAACATCTTTAGATAAACCTTTGTAAACTTGATGTAGTTTTTTATCTTTAGCGGCGATTAATACTTTCGCCTCTGCTTCACACAATCCTTCGCACATTTGTATAAACATTTTTTCTTTCTGTGCTTGTGCTGTGTCATTGTCGGCACCTTTAATGAAATGCCAGAGTTTTCTTGTTTCTGCTGCAAGAACTGTATGTTCTGTTCCCTCTGGTGCTTCATTCGGTGTGTAGGGTACTTCACCTTCTGGTATTACCCATTCTTTTGTAGGGTCAAAAGATGCTTTTAATAACATTCTTAATGATTCAGAATCATTCGTTATGAGTATTGCAACTTTTTCTACTTTTGTTTTTGCTTTGTGTACTTTATCAAGTATATCTGAAAACAATAGTGTATGTGAATATGCCATTTTAAAAATCTCCAATTTGTTCAGTTAGACTTTTCAGTCTTTTGTCTATAAAATAATTTAACATCTTACTTCTATCACCACAAGTGGCGACATTAAAATCATCTAGAATTTTTTCTTCCAACTCCTCTGGAATATTATCCAGATTTATGAGTTTATTATTTCTTTGATAATTTCGTTTCACTTCATCATCTAGTTCGTCAATTTCTTGAGCTAATATACTTTCAATTCTTTTAGATGTTAAAGGTCTTTGCCTTAGTTCATCTGTAAATGTATGGTCTGGTGATAATACATTCGGTATACCATCTGACCTATCACCTTTAAGTATATGTTCTTTTATATATACAACAGGGTCAACCCCATTTACATGTTTTTTGGTAATTGGACTATACTGTCGTACATTATTGTATTTATGCAACTGAATAAAGTCTTTATCACCAGATATAATCATAATCTTTTCGTCTTGATACTTCTTACATAGTGTGGCGATAATATCATCTGCCTCAGCACTATAAGTTTCTACAACTTTATATGGTAAAAACTCTTTAATTTCTGATTTAATATCACCTAATAATCCAAAAATCTTATCCCAATCATTGTTGTCTGTTTCTCTACCTTTCCTACGACCTGCTTTGTACTGTGGAAATACATCTCTACGCCAACAGTTCATAGAATCGTATGTTATGACTACCTCACCATATTTTTCATTGAACATGGTACGATATAATCTTACAGAATTTAATATCATATGCCTGACCATTTCTTCATCTAACTGATTGTCATTCATTCTCAAATGCATCATTACAGATGCAATTGTAATCTGGTTCATGTCAACTAATATCATATTAAATCCTTATTAGAAAGGGTGGCACTTATTGGTAGGCCACCCTAAACTAATTCTTAAATAATTAAGAAGCGTATCCTACGCCATTTCCATAAAGTGCTTTGATACCAGCGGCAACGATTGCTTTATCTGCACCACCATTCATCAATAATTCACCAACCCCAGCAGCAATAATTGCTTTTGAAGGTGTGCCCATACGATAAGATGTACCATTCGCATCTTTGTTTATGTAAATCATAAAACCTTGACTTCTAAGTTTATCCACCATAGCTTGTGGTGAAGTTAGGTCAAATGTGTTTCTTAATGTTTTCCATGTAAGAGTTTCACCTCTTGTGAACGCATTGATTACTCTTTGCGTTTTTGATAGTTTTTTTCTACCCATAATTATAATCTCCTATGATTATTAAATTTAAATTAACTAATTTTATGCCTCTGATAGTCATATCGGCAATTACTTTATGTAATTCTTTACTTATCATCATCTTCTTTTTCTTCATCTTTGATAAGTTCTTTACTTCTTTTACTATGTAAAGTTTCTTTATCTTCTTCCATATCTGATTTAAACTCTACATCTACCTCGTCATCTTCCTCTATAATTTCACTAATCATTTCAATAGTATCTGCAAGAAGTGGCGAATCAAATCTAGAATAATGTAAAGTTACACCATCTTCTGTATCTTTCTTTTCTGGCGACATTATCAATTCAATAAATCCTTGTATGATATGTGGTAAAGATTCCTGTCTTGATAAAGCACCTTTAATTACTTCTGACAAAAAACCTACATCTAAAATAAACTGTTCATCATCTATCTGATAACCATTTTCACTTAGAGTGTGTATCATCTGTACCATTACATTCTCAGTTATTATATCAATCTTAGCAAGTTTTTCTTTCATTTGTAACTGAGAATTATTCTTATCTAATTCTCTATCATACTTCTGTTTAATCCAATTAGAAGTTTTCTTATCGTATTTGTTAGATACAGGTTCAGAACCCCACGGACCGTAAATAACATTATCCACATTTTTATCCTTTTCATCTGTCATGCTATAATCTTTTTCTCAACTGGCACAATCGCACCAATATAATTTAAATAGTTTTCTTTTATCTCTGGTTTAGCTTCATTAATAACTATAATATTACTTTCTTTAATATTCATTTCCTCATTATCTGCAAAAGGAATAAAAGGTGAAAAGTATAATTTAGTTTCTGCACTACTGCCTGGATTTTGTGCCATTGGTATTAATACAAAAGGTTTTTTAATCGTTGTTATTGTATCATCTGAAAATGTTACTTCTGCAACTATATCTTCACCTGTCGTTAGTCTTAATAATTTTACTTCCATTACGATATCCTTTTTCTATTGTTAGTTCTTTTCTTTGGTTGATGTGGGCCTGGTGTTTCTGCAAACTTTCTCAACCACCTTTGTTTACCAGCAGCTCTTGCTAGTCTTTTCTTTTCACTTCTCTTAGTGTGAAATTGTCTTTCGTGTATCTCATTTAATCTACCATCATTTAAAACTTTCTTTTTAAACAATCGCATCGCTTTGTTAAAATCATCACCTACTTTCACACTTAAACCTGTGGATTTATCTTCTTTAATAGGTTTTTTCTTAAACTTTTTTTTCTGTTCATTACGAACTTGAAAATTTTGTCTAGGTTTATTTGAACTTGTTTTCAACTACGCCGCCTCCAGCATTGACATTGGAACTCTGTATGCTCCACCTGTATCTAAATCAACCACAGCATTTTTTTGTAGAACTTTTCTAACCACACCTAGCGTTCTTTTAGTTTTTTGTACCACATAAACTTTAGTGCCTGGCGTAAATTCTAATTTACCATTCATAACCATTAACTCACGAGCAAAATCCATAACCTCATTTAACCCACGATTATCTAGTTTCTTCATTTCTTTCATTAGTGTTTTATTCATATCTCATACCTCGTTTTTTCATCATATTAAGTAGTATACCAGCGTCAAACATATATTGTCAACCCCTAATTTAAATATAGTGGGCCTGTCCATTCCATTGGGTATAACCCCTCAAATACATTTCCTCTGGCTCTGTTTAGTGCTGGAGCGTTCCAACTAGCAGCTTTTAATACATCACCTTTTTTGAAATGTTTATAATCTTCTTTAAGTACAAAAGCAGTAACAGAATTTTCCCTTACAACTTTGAAATACTTTCTACCCTCTGTAACTTTGTAATTATCTGGGGTATCTGTACCATAACCTGTTTCGTTATAGTCCTCTATCATTGCTTCAACCATATTTTTAGCACCTTCCTCTAGGGTGGTTGCCGGTTTTACTGATTTCATAATTTACCTCTCTTTTCTCAATTTATGTACCTATTATAACAGCGCCAAACAACCTTTGTCAAGTGTTTAAGTCGTTGATTTTATTAAGAAAAGTAAATTAATTTAGACAGGTTTGTAGATTGTAACCAATTCTTCCTTGCCTTTGACCTTGATTTTGTCCACTTCTACCGACTTGATTTTCTTGAGTTTTTCCATAGTATAGGAAGAATATAGAGTTGGTACAATATTACCATTATCATCTTTGTAGTTTCTGGTAGCTGCCTCTAGTCTAGCAGCGAGATTTACAGCATCTCCTATGACTGAGTAGTCAAATCTGGTATCACTACCCATATTACCCACAATACAAGTGCCAGTATTGACACCAGAACCTATATTGATATCTGGTAGTCCTCTTTCTTTGAAGTCTTTCTTTAACCTTTGTGTTTCTACGGCACATTCTATAGATGTTTTGACTGCCATTTCAGCGTGATTTTCACAATCTAGTGGTGCGTTCCAAAATGCCATAATACAATCACCCATATATTTATCAACTGTGCCACCATTATCCAGAACAATCTTAGTCATACGATTTAGATAGTCGTTGATAACTTCAACCAATCCCTCTGGGTCATCTTTGTTTTTATAGTATTCTGATATTGGCGTAAATCCTACAATGTCCATAAACAGAAAACTCATCTCTTTTCTTTCACCACCTAGTCTTAATTTACTAGGGTCTTTTTGTAACTCGGCAACTTGTCTTGGGTCTAGATAAGTTTCAAACTGTTTTCTTATTTGTTGTTTTAATTTAAACTCTAAAATAAATCTGTTAAAAATACTGTGCATACCAACAATAGTAATTACAATAATTACCCAACTGATATCAGATAGTATTAAATGTTTATTGAAAAGATAACACGCAACTACCAAACTTGCACCATACAATAATATTATACTTGTTCCTACAAACCAATATGGTGTAAATCTTGCAATCAGTATAACTAGAATACCTAATAAAACTGATGCAACTAATTCAACAAACAAACTTATGTCATAACGATTAATTTGTTTACCATCTATAACAGTTTGTAAAGTAGATGCAGATAATTCATAAGAATATTTTTCACCAACTGGCGTTGCAATAATATTACCTACACCCTCAGCAGTAGGTGCAATGATTACACTACGACCTTCAAACTTTGAGAAATCACTTTCAGATGCAGAGATAGTTTCAAACTCTTTGTTCCAATGTAACCAGATTCTGGCATTTGGGTCTGTGTGTATAATAGAATATCCTGGCACTCTTACTGCAATAATTCCACCTTTACCAGATTTGATTTGATAACTTGGAGCTCCTGTTGCAACTCTAATGACTTCTACTGCCATAGTAGGATAAGTTGCTTCTTCTACTATTGGTGATGATTGTCCTAATCTTCTTCCACCACTATATCCTAAAAATCTTTCTATCTTCATTATCAATGGTATTCTTCTTACAACACCATCTATCTCTGGTGCAGTATTAATTACCCCAACACCATCAGCACTTTCACCTAATTTTTTAATTGGGCCTAACATACCTTCCCATTCAAAAAGATACGGCAATGGATTACCTATTTTTGCAACCCCTCTAGGAACTGCATTTCTGTCTATCTGTGATGTTCCAACCTGTGCAATCACAACTCCATTGTCTTTGAGTGCTTTTGCAAGTTCATCATCACCACCTAATCTATCTTCCTCTGAAAATAGTATAGGTATCATAATAATACCAGCACCTGCCTGTCTTAAATCATATATGATTTGTGCAAGCACATCTCTTTTCCAAGGCCATTGTCCATACTTCTCAATTGATTTTTCATCAATCGTAACAACACCGATATCTTGTGATATCTCTTTTCGTTCTTGTTGTATGAGAATATCAAATGATTTAAGTCTTAGTATTTCTTTGATATAGGGGTCTTGTAAACCAATAAAGGTCAAGGCGATTAAAGTGATGAACGAGAATGTCCAATGTGTTATAAATTTTTTCATCATATCTATTTATAAGATAATAATAATATACTTATTGTTGTGTTACTGTTGCTGAACAACTTGCACTACTACAATTTTGTTCAAGGTAATAATTTTGGTCTGTTGAACTATCCTGTGTCAA